GATCAGCAGTCCGTTTTGTGGCCTTCGCTCGTGCCGGTGGCGGTCGGTCGCGTCGTGCCGCCCGGTTCCGTCGAGAGCTTCGTCGTCAGCTTTTCGAGCGCCTGCGCGGTCGCGGTGTGCGCCTTGCGCTCGGCGTCGAGCTCGGTTTCGAGCTTCGTGAGGCGTTCGGCGAAGGTGTCGGCGCGCGTGGCCTGCTCGCGCGAGAACGTCGCGAGCATTTCGACGGCCTGCGTGATATCGCCGAAGCGCTTTTCGTCGGCGGCGCCCTTCTCTTTCGTGATGCCGAGCAGTTCGCCCACGCGCTTGAACAGGGCCACGCCCGCGCCGATCGGCGTCTGCGTCGTGGCTTCAAATTCAAGCGTGGTTTCTTCGCTGGCCGTGAACAGGTTGCCCGGCGATTGCTTGCGGCTCGTGAGCGGGTTGTTGTCGCCCTGCTGTGCCGCGAACGTCAGCATTTCGGTGCCGAGGCTCGCGGGGCTATCGGTCACCGCGAGGCCGATCAGATAGGCCTGTTTCGTGTCCGCGAAGGACGGATTGATTTCGATCGACGAATAGACCTTCTGGCGCGCTTTGGCGAGGTCGATCAGCGCCTGCGTCGGTGCGACCTGCGCATACAGTGCGAGCTTGCCCTTGAGCGGCCCGTCTGCGATTTCCTCGGCCGTAAGTGCGATCACGTCGCCATACGAGCCGAACGGGCTCGCGCTGGGTTCACCGCCCGTCATCGGTGCGACGCCGCGAATGTGTTCGCAGTTGACGCGCGCGCCGTAGAACTCGGGGTTGTACTGCGCGGCCATCTGCTGAATCCACACACGTTCGATGTTGCGACCGTCCGTCGTCGAGCCTTCGACAGCCACGCGGAACGTTTTCGACGTGATGGCGTGATTGCCGCCCGTCGCTGCAATCTGGCCGACGCCAAGCGCGCCCGCTGCTGCGGTGCTGGCTGCACCGATCACGTCGGCGTGCTGCATGCCTGCCGTGATCGTGGTCGTGGCTGCATGTGCGTCGATCGCAAACAGCGAAGCGATCGAGCCGACTGCGGCCGCGAGGAAAGTCAGCTTGCGCTTGAACATCATAAGCACTCCAATGGAAAGTTTTAACTCGTCGATACGGCGTAAATCGTGTAACTGAATGTTGCCGGTGATGGCGCGTGGCGGCAATCAATTGAAAACGTGATGCGGCCGGGTACAAACCGAACTTCTGCGCGCGCGCGCGTTGGCCGGTTACGCTTCGGCCATGCTTGAAATCACGGATAACGCGGCCACGAATGCCGACCCAAGAAAGGCAGCGCGCGCCCTCTACTGGCAGGGGTGGCGCGTGTCATCTATTGCGCGTCATCTTGAGTTGAATCGTTCGACGGTCGAGACGTGGAAGCAGCGCGAGAACTGGGATAAGGCATCGCCCATTGATACGGTCGAAATGACCATCGAAATGCGCGTGAATGCGCTCGTGGCGAAAAAGAAAAAAGAGCCCGGCGATTACAAGGAAATCGACCTGCTCATGCGGCAGCTCGAACGCTCCGCGCGCGTGCGAAAGTATTCCGAGACGGGCAAGGAATCGGACCTGAATCCGAACGTCGAGGCACGCAGCGCGGCGCCGAAGAAAAAAGCCGCGCGCAATCAGTTTTCCGACGCGCAGGTTGCGAGGCTGCACGAGGCGTTTCTCGATTGCCAGTTCGACTATCAGAAGGTCTGGTATCGAAACGGGCATCACCGTACGCGCAACATTCTCAAGTCACGCCAGATCGGCGCAACGTTCTATTTCGGGCGCGAAGCGCTGGACGATGCGCTACAGACTGGCCGCAACCAGATTTTTCTCTCTGCGAGCAAAGCGCAGGCGCACGTATTCAAGCAGTACATCACGCAGTTCGCGCGTGAGGCCGCCGACGTTGATTTGACGGGCGACCCCATTGTCTTGCCGAACGACGCCACGCTCTATTTTCTCGGCACGAACGCACGCACAGCACAGAGCTATCACGGCAATCTGTACGTCGACGAGTATTTCTGGATTGCGCGATTCAAGGAACTCCAGGCGGTCGCGTCAGGCATGGCGATGCACAAGAAATGGCGCGAGACGTATTTTTCTACGCCATCCAGTCTCGCGCACCAGGCTTACACGTTCTGGAACGGGCAGCACATCAATCGCGGCCGCGCGAAGGCCGATCACGTTCACTTCGATGTAACGCACGAGGCACTTGCGCGCGGTCGGCTTTGCGAAGACGGCCAGTGGCGCCAGATCGTGACGGTTGAGGATGCCTTGCGCGGCGGCTGTTCGCTGTTCGATCTTGAGGAGCTGCGGCGCAAGTACAGCCCCGAGGATTTCGCGAACCTGCTGATGTGCCAGTTTATCGACGATACCGCGTCGGTTTTCACCCTGGCCAATCTGCAGCGCTGCATGGTGGATTCGTGGGAAGTCTGGACCGACTTCGAACCCCTGCTACTGCGTCCGTTCGGCTATCGCGGTGTATGGGTCGGGTATGACCCGGCGCTTACGGGCGACTCCGCGGCGCTTTCCGTCGTCGCGCCGCCTGTGGTTCCCGGCGGCCCGTTTCGCGTGCTGGAAAAACACCAGTTTCGCGGGATGGATTTCGAGGCGCAGGCCGCGAAGATAAAGGAAATCACGCAGCGCTACCAGGTCACCTACATGGCGATCGACACGACCGGTATGGGTCAGGGTGTCTATCAGCTCGTGCGCCAGTTCTACCCCGGTGCCGTCGCGCTCAATTACTCGCCCGAGGTCAAGGGCATGCTCGTGCTCAAAGGCCTTTCTGTCGTCAACGGCGGCCGCCTGCAATTTGACGCGGGCTGGACCGATATGGCCGCCGCCTTCATGGCGATCAAAAAGACCGTCACGGCCAGCGGCCGGCAAGTCACCTACACGGCGGGCCGTAGCGAGGAAACCGGACACGCGGACCTTGCGTGGTCGGTCCTGCACGCAATTTCAAACGAGCCACTTGAAGGCATGGCGGCCCGCCGCTCTGGATTTATGGAGATTTCCACATGAAAGCGAATCACAGGCGCGCAGCGCGCCACGAAGCTAACATCGCACCGCCCGCCGAGCCGAAACGCACGACGGGCGCGAGCGCGTTCACCTTCGGCGATCCCACGCCGGTGATGAATCGCGCCGAGCTGCTCGATTACGCCGAGCTCGTCACCTACAACGGCTGCTATGAGCCGCCGGTTAGCTGGTCGGCGCTCGCAAAGTCGTTCCGCGCCGGTACGCATCACGCGTCTGCGCTGTACTTCAAACGCAACGTGCTCGCGTCCACCTTCATTCCGCACAGGCTCATGTCCCGCGACACGTTCCGTCGCTGGTCGCTCGACTTCCTGATGTTCGGCAATGGCTACGTGGAACGGCAGAAAAACCGGCTCGGCGGCACGTTGAAATTCGATGCAGCGCCGGGCAAATACATGCGCCGTCGCACCGACATGGCGAGCTACGTGCAGACGAACGGCTGGCAGGTGACTCACGAATTCGAGGCGGGCAGCGTGCATCAGCTCATTGAGCCTGACGTGAATCAGGAGGTGTACGGCTTGCCCGAATATCTCGGCGCCCTGCATGCCGCCTGGCTTAACGAGAGCTCGACGCTGTTTCGCCGCCGCTACTATGAGAACGGGAGCCATGCGGGCTTCATCCTGTACCTGACGGACCCGGCTCAGGAACAGGAGGATATCGACGACCTGCGCGAAGCGCTCAAGAGCGCCAAGGGGCCGGGCAATTTCCGCAACCTGTTCTACTACGCGCCGAACGGCAAGAAAGACGGGCTGCAACTCATTCCGGTGAGTGAGGTCGCGGCAAAAGACGAGTTTTTTAACATCAAGAACATCACGCGCGACGATCTGCTCGCGGCCCACCGCGTGCCGCCGCAACTGCTCGGCATCGTCCCGAGCAATACGGGCGGCTTTGGCGCCGCCGACACGGCGGCCAAGGTGTTCGGACGAAACGAAATCGCCCCGCTTCAGACGCAATTCCAAGCCTTCAACGAATGGGCGGGCGACGAAATCGTGCGATTCGTACCGTACAGCATCGACCCAATCGACCCGTCCGGGCAGAAATCGGCTGTTTCCTGACGCGCGGGAGCGCGATTTTGCAAATTTTGCCCGCCGCCCTGCTCTCGGCGCACACCGACAAGTAAACGTTGCATCAAAACGCCGCTTTTTTGCGTTTACATGCGTTAACGCCGAATTGCCCGAAAACCGCCGAGCCCCGCCAGTGGCGGGACTTGCGCTGCGGTCGCTGTCTGCGTCAAAACGAGCTCTTTTAGAAACGGGCAGGCGGGGAGGGGGACTGCGTTTTTTGGGGCTGCGTCATGGTGCGCGCGCGCCAGAGCCCCGGCCCTGTCTTCGCCCTGCCCGGCCGCCTGCCAGCCCCGCCCCGCCCCTGCCGCAACTGCGCCGTGCCCCGCGCACCGTGCTCACACGCGGCCGCTCTGGAGCCCTCTGGCGCACCCGGGCGCCGCCCCGCGTTGTGTCACGCGGCCTTATACTGTATATCCATACAGTGTTTGCTTTGAGTCAATGCCATGCCGCACCGCCCGCCGCTCACCGCCGCCCGCCTGGCCGAAATATGGGAGGAATGCCCGGACCCGCTCGTGCTGGAGCTGCTTTGGGAGATTCACCGGCTTCGCTCGACCATCACGCGCGCGCAGCAGATACGCAGCCTGCTCGGCTCCGGCGGCTCGGGCGTTGTGCCTTCATCGGTCTGGAGTTGCTTCGAGCGTGAGCTGGACAATGAGCCGTGTTTGACGGACAAGCCCACGCCGCGGCAACAGGCCGTAATCGACCGGATCTTAAGCCGCCGAGGCGCATCGAAAGAATGAAGCCACACCCTGAGTGATATCACTTTATGATTGCAGAGTGATATCACTTTTTGCTATCATAAAAATATGAAAACGAAGCATGCTCGCACCCTCGCCTCGATCTACACGAAGCCGACTTTGGGCGCGATCGTGTTTTCGGACATTGAATCGCTCGTCGTCGCCCTGGGCGGCGAAATCCACGAAGGCGCCGGGTCGCGCATCGCCTTCGAGCTGAACGGCCAGCGCCGCTACCATCACCGCCCGCATCCGGGCAAAGAGGCAAAGCGGTATCAGGTTGAAGACTTGCGCGACTGGTTTAGCGAAATGGGGATAAAGCCATGAGCAATGCAGTGAGCTACAAGGGATATTTCGCCCGCATCGACTTCGACGGGCGCGACAACATTTTCGTCGGCCATGTGCTTGGCGTTGACGACAAGATCAGCTTTCACGGCTCGACCGTTGAGGAACTGATGACCGACTTTCACGCGGCCGTCGATCACTACCTGACGGACTGTGAGCAGGCCGGGCGCAAGCCGCAAAAGCCTGCATCGGGCAAGCTGATGCTGCGCATTGACCCCGACGTGCATGCGCGCGTCGGCATCGCGGCAGCCGTCTCGGGCGAGAGCGTGAATCAGTGGTCAGAGGAGGTGCTCGGTCGCGCAGCGCGCGAAGTGCTGGAGCGTGCCGCGCACGCCTGAGAATCTAATCCCCCAAAAGAAAGGCCGCCACGTGTCTCTACGTCGGCGGCCTTTTTTACTGTCTCTCGTCTGTCAAAATGGGGCATCCTCTGTAAAAACGCATTCCATTTCTGATCGGAAAATGGTTTTTAAAACACGCTTCGCGGCGGCGAGCACGTCGGGAGTGTTGAACTGGTCCAAGTCGATCCCATTCTCAATCGAAACATAGATATATAATCTCGGACTATCTTTAGATGTTGAAATATTAACACCTTTTAATGCATTATAATAAGCAGCCCCGAGATTGCCCGGCAGTAACATCACCTCCCAATATAATGCATCCCGAAATTCTTCAATAAGGACTGTCCGCCGCCTGTAGTCGAATAATATTTCATTGAAGAATTCATTATCCGCATCATACATTATTGATTTATTTGCTTTGTGCAATTCATCCAGATCATTCAGTAAATTATCCAAATTCGACTTGGTAGAAAAAAATACCCTAGCAAACAATTGCTGCCGCTTCGCAATGTATCTTGCAATATGGGGAATTGATTCAATTTCACTTGGAATAATTTCGTCGCCCTTGAATTGAAATTGCAGAAATTTCCCATCGGTAAGGCATACCAGATTGAACTGGTAGATAATGGGCTTGTCTCGCTTCTTCAACCCACGAACAGATTTTTCATACAAGAGAGCTTTAATGGTTGAGAGTACTGACGCGTAAATATTACCATCGCCTTTACTCCCCCCTATCTTTTGTTTTCCGCCATCTCCATTTGCCATTTCCTGCAGTGCAAATACCTCATTCTCCGGGATGGCAAAAATATCCTTCACGCCTTTCTCGCGAGCCGCCTTGTGATAATCTGATTCCCAAGAATTGCGCGAAAATATATGCGAAAGAGGTTTGTAGTCACTATAGCAATGAAATGGCTCCCAGTTCGAATTCGGGTCTTTCAAATTTGCCGGTCTTGTGAGGAACGCCCAATGAAAGCTTTCGCTTTTCTTGCAGCTAATTATTGCAACCGTGCGAATATCGAAATTAGAAAATGAGCTCGCCTTGTATGCTAAAATGTCTATTTCGCGAGGCTTATTTTCATCATCATCGACATAATATTGATTCGATATAATTTGCCAATTGTGCCCGCGAAGTTTCTCGGCAACGAAATTCTCAAACGGAAATCCAGTTGCTTTTATTCCTTCAATAAACGGCTCGAAATTCAACGTGTCCTCCTAATCCGTTACGACCGTACTCTTCAACCGCCATTTGACTTTTCACGAGCACCATCAAAAAATTACTGCACCAGGCTGCCCGCCTACTAAGCGGCATTGATGAATCTGGCCATAGCAAGATTGATCGCTGCCGCGCGCGATAGTCCGAGCTCAGAGGCCCGAACATCAAAGCGCTTCAGCAAGTCGCCGTCGATACTTGGGCTAATCACCGTTTTTCGCCGGCGTCTGAGAGCCGGTGCTGGGTCGTGCGCTGCGTCCGGTGCCGCTGCGATGAACTGTTCTACTTCGCTCATCAACCTGTCCATGCCTGGTCGTTTCGTTATGGTCATATCGTACCCTCTTTCAGTATTAATTTGATATCAACTTGCTATCGAGCCGATATTGACTTGGCATCAAAAGACGGCGCTCATCAATCTATCTATCTCCGCGCAAGCCAGAATGTCACGTCGCGGCATTTCTTCGACGTGCAGCCCGGCGCCGCTTGCGTTCGCGTATGCTTTGCGGCGGCCGAGGCGATACGGCAGCAGCTCGATTTGTTTGAAATCCGCGATAGCGGCCGCCGCGTCGCGGTTATCGGCGCCGTTGGCATCTGCTGAATTGATGAAGGCGTAGGCTTTCAGATCATGGACGGCGCGCGCTTCGTCGACGAGCTGCACCATGTCTTGCATCGCCCACACGTCGAACGTGCGCGGCAGGCAGGGAATCACGACGGCATCGCAGACCGTGAGCGCAGCGCGCAGCGCGCTCGAATCGCGCCCGCCCGCGTCAATCACGACGAAATCGTATGCGGCGCGCTGCTGAAGTACCTGGGCGCGCAGCGTGGCGCCGTTGGCGTAGGCCGACGCTGCAATCGGCGGCCGTCCGCTTTGAGCTCGCATGGTGATCGCAGTCACGCTCGTTTCCTGCCGATCGCCGTCAACCAGCCACACGCGCGCGCCTTCGCGCGCGAGCCCGATCGAGAACTGCAACGAGCTCGTCGATTTGCCCGTGCCGCCCTTCGAATTTCCGATCACTACGATTTTTGACATTTGCTCCCCCGAGCATGATGAAACAGACCGCCGATATCGACCCGATATCAGCCTGATTGCAATGAGGCGGGCCGCCTATTCGTCGAACTGGAGCGCGCCCGTCTCCCGCCGCTCGCGGCGCGGTATCGGCGTCTCAGGCGGATACATGTCGAGCTGCGTGCGGTACGTGTGGCCGCACGTCACGTCATCGCACTGGAAATCGAGCAGCCACGACGTTGGCGAGACCTTTTCAATCGATCGCGCGATGCCGCGCGCGCCGCAGTGCGGGCATTTGATGGTGAACCTCATGCCGCCCTCGCGAGTGCGACGGTCGTGCGCGCGTTGACGCCGCCG